TCCGTAAACACTTCAATGCCATCGGTTTCTCCAACTGTTTGAATTGTTGAAAAAGCAACATCATCTTTAAATTGAATAAATGTTCTCATTATGCGAACTCCACCACTTCCCAACGGCAAGCGCCGCTGACTACTAAACTTGTTGAATTAGATAAATAACCTTGTGTTACTGCTGACACTAAGTTGTTAGTGCCACCAGATAATGCTTGAGCGTTAAGAGAAACGTTCTTACCGTTTGCATTGTAATTCTGACCGTTTGTATTTTGCGTTCTAGCGGTACCAGTACCAGCATCTTGCGCAAGGCTTCCAGTATTATTGGTAATAAGTTGTTGAATTGTAAAAGAACCAAAGTTTCCGCTAGACCCACTTGTAGAACCGTTTTGTGCGCTAACGCTTGCCGAACCTCCGACAGCACCAGTTGAAGTAGTTCCATAAACAGTCACAAATGATTTAGATATATCAACAGATGTAATTGTCACAGTACCAGCAGCCCCTGCTAAGCCTCTTTGGACTGATTTGATTCCTCCGCCAGAGGCGGTAGGTATAACTGTAATAGCCATTATGCAAACTCCACAACTTCCCAGCGACAGGCGCCAGAAACTACTAGGCTTGTCGAGTTTGAAAGATAACCTTGTGTTACAGCAGTAACGAGATTTGTTGTTCCTGCTGTCATATTAGTAGCGTTCAATGCCACGTTCATACCATTTGCATTGTATGCAGAACCATTTACGTTAACGTTAACAGTTCTATTTTCTGCACCGCTAAAAATTAGAACACCGTTGTTTCCCATAGTAAAAAAGTTTGCAGTTGCTGCGCTTCGGGCACCGCTGTATCCGCTCGTACTTCCAGTTGCAGCATTAATATTTCCAGCAATGGCAGCAGAGCCAGAACTAGTAGTGCCAAAAATATTAACAAAGGCTTTTGTTATATCAACAGCAGTAATTGTTACAGTGCCAGAAGCAGAAGCAAGTCCTCGTTGGACAGACTTGATACCACCGCCACCTGCAGGGGGGTATGTTGCCAATGCCATATTACGCTATCTCCACTCCACTGATGTGAAAGTTAATTGTTGTAGCAGATGCAAGCCCAGCAATAATTTTAGTTGCTGCTAGTACTTGTTTTAAGTCAATGTATACAGTTGAGTTGGCAGCAATTGCAGCAGTAGTGTGTAGTGCTACACCATCTAACGTAATTGTAAATGTGCCAGCAGTTCCTGCTGTATTGGTAACAGCAATATTAGTTATTACTGTAGTTGTTGCTGACGGTACTGTGTATAGAGTTGTGCTTGTTGTTGCTGCTGCTGTACGAGCCAGAGCCTTAGTTGTTGTAGCCATTATTTACTACCCTTTCGTTAAAATGCACCCATGACTGTCATGGTTTCTAAATCTATTTCGTATCCGTCAGCATCAAGTGTTGTGAACTGGTCTGAACGAAGTTTTGTAAATCCGACCAATGTAGTATTAGTTGAACCTGATGCGATTGTTGTTGAGCCTAGTGTTGGTGCTGAGTAACTAGCAACAGTTCCCCACGAAGATGTTGTTCCGTCTGTAGTTAGATACTTACCTGAGTTACCTGCCTGACTTGGTACTACATAGACAGTTGAGTCAGTAGCAACTAAAGTCTTAGATGTAGGAATTGTTGTTGAGTTAATAGTTAAAGCATCAACATTTGATACGGTTGCACCAGATGCAATTGTTGTGCTACCAAGAGTAGGAGCAGAGTAAGTGCTTGTTGTAGCAATCTGTACCCAGACAGAACCTGACCACACATACATATTGTTGAGTGTTGAGTTCCAATAAATAGCACCAACAAGAAGTGGGTTGCCATCATTATCTACAGTAGGAGCAGATGCTTTACTACCAAGGTAACGGTCATCAAAATTGTCATAAGTTGTAGCAGCGCTGGTGGCGCTTGTTGCTGCACTTGCTGCAGAAGTTGATGCTGCTGTGGCGTATCCATCTGCCGCTGTTGCAGAGTTAGCAGCAGATGTGGCTGATGTAGCAGCAGCAGTTGCGCTGTTGGCAGCAGATGTAGCAGAGGTTGCTGCCGCAGTCTGCGAAGTCAATGCTGATGAGGCACTTGTTGCTGCTGCCGTAGCAGATGCAAGGGCAGATGCTGCGCTTGTAGCGGCAGCGGTTACACTGGCATCCATTGTGCTCGCTGATGTAGCAGCACTCGCTGCAGATGTGGCAGCAGAGTTCGCACTTGTTAACGCATTAGCCTCACTTGTTGCAGCAGCAGAAGCGTATCCAGCAATAGTAGCCACAGAAGCAGCAGCAGTTGTAGCAGAGGCAGCAGCGCTAGTTGCGCTGGTTGCTGCAGCGGTAGCAGATGCTGCTGCACTTGTAGCACTTGTAGCGGCTGCGGTAGCAGAAGTGGCTGCGGAAGCAGCGCTTGTAGCGGCAGCGCTTGCGCTAGTAGCAGAGGCAGATGCTGATGATGCAGATGCAGATGCAGAAGCAGCAGCACTTGTAGCAGATGTGGCTGCTGATGTTGCACTAACTGCTGCAGAGGCAGCACTGATAGCAGCAGATGTTGCTGAACCAAGGATGCTATCTACATAATCTTTAGGTGTAGCAGATGATGACACCATGCCTGCGCTGGACAAGCCAGTAATAACAGGTGAGCCTGAAATAGTTGGGCTTACAAAAGTAGCAGCAGAGGCTGTAAACGAACCAGTAAATGTGCTAGTTGAGATAGTAGAACTTGTTACTGTAACAGAAGTAAATGTTCCACCAGTAACAGTGGCAGTTGAAGTTACCGCACCACTAACAGTAGCGCCATTAATCGTAGGTGTAGTAAGAATCTTTTGTGTAAGTGTCTGTGCTTTGAGAGTGCCAACGATTACACCATCACCTGTAGCAATACCATGGACATGTGTTTGGTTTGCAGCATCAAGAATAGTTTGGTCAATGTCATAGCCACGAGCAGCAATGTGGTTTTCTGACTCACGGAAGTCACGACCCGATACACCATGTCTTACGACAGCACCAGCGGAGTGTGCTACGCCCTGTGTGCCATCGGCACCACGGTATACGCTAAGAGTTGTACCTGAGCCAGCAAAGACTGTCAGTACTTCTTCCTTAGATGTATCAGGGTCTACAATAAGAGTGTATGGGTACGAAGTCGGGAAACCGCTGACAGAGCCAACGATAAACGAGGTGTTAGCCTGTCCTGATGACTGTGCTCCGATAGCACCTGACAGTGCTGTTTCGATTGCGGTTGAGGAGTAGTACCGTGCTGGGGAGCCTGGGTCGCCTGCTGCCATTTTTTAACCTATCTTTGGTAGTGGGAACGGATTGGATGTTGACGGCGTTGGTTGTCCGCAACTTCGTTTAAACGCTGTTGATAAATGTTGTATAAGAATCTGGAAGCGTTCTGTCCAGAACCTGTTGGTCGCACACCATCAAGGATGTCTGCAGATGCTGACTGAGGACCAAGGCGTGAAGGGTCCAAGAAAGAAATCATTCGGAAGGCTGCGCCATAGATGACTACATCTTCTGAATATGAAGGCATGCCAGTAGTTGTCTCATAGACATCGCTACCACTGGTCATAAGAGTTGGGCGCTTTGAGTAGAACACATGAACTGTTTGCCCAGGCACAATGCCTGCGTAAACGCTAATGCTGCGAGCAGATGAGAAAGCATCAGTATCTGCTGAACGGTCTAGGTTATAGGAACGCACTGGCATCCACTCTTTTGTTGGTCCTACTGTTGAGTAGGTAACGCTAAGTGCGTTCTGAAAATCGCTAGGCAATTGGTATGTGGTACGGGCAGCAATGAATGTAAAGTCAAAACTACCTGTAGCAAACACCATTGGGTACATTGCATCAATAGTGTTATTGATAGCCTTTTTAATTTCATTGCGTGGGAACAATGGAGATGCTGTTAACTTTGCGTTTTGAGCATGAGTTGCGGCATCAGTGCCACGTTGCCCACGACCCCATGGAGCAAGGGTTAAAGTGTTAGCCACATTGTCTGTGTTATTAACGAATACAATTTCATCGTCAATCTGTACATAACCACGACCAATACCTGAGGCATCATAAACGCTTAGAGTTGTTGTTGTACTGGTGGCACTGGTAGTAAGCCAAGTGCTTGGCTCAGTATTTTCTGTGTAGCCATGTAGCACCGCTTCAACGCGGTCTGCTAGGTCATCAAAAGTTGAACTCATAGGTTAATGCTCCTTAGGGCTGCTACACCTGATAATCCAGTAGTTCCTGCTAACTCATTACAAATGGCGTTGTAATCTTTATAGTCTTTAGGCTGGCGAGATGAACTTGCTTTGTAATTAAGAGCAGCAATAAGACCAAGACCAGTTGTGCCAGCCCAAGCATTAGCAGCACCTTGTTCAACTTTGTATGCT